ATATCCTAAGCGCTGCGCACACCATTTTGCTGTTTGGTCAGCAGATGCTGTAAATGAATTATCAGTATCATAAAAACCAAATGGTGTAGAGCCCGTAGTAAATGTTGATGTTCCGTTCCAGATTGCTATATTTGACATTACTTAAGTAGTATTTAACACGTATAAATATTACTATTTCCCGTATTCGTAGTCAAGTATTTTACCTACTAAATCTGATCTATGGTTAGTGGCTAACTTGATCCACTTAATTTCTTCAATTTTTTTAGACAATTCGATAACATAAGTTAAACCATTCATTTCGCCTGTTGGGTTCTTTATGTCGATTTGTTCATTATCACCATTAATAACGATTTTACCGTTTTTACCCAAGCGTGTTAATATGGCTAGCATTTCACCTTTAGTTAGGTTTTGTGCTTCTTCAACGATTAATATATCATCAACTGTTTTACCACGGATAAACTGAACAGGTAATGCTTTAATTTTTTCGTCTTGTACTAGTTTTGCAACCTCATTTTTATCTGAACAGCATTTAGCTAGATTTTCTAATAATGCTTCCATGTATGGATCAAATTTTTCACTTAAAGCGCCAGGCAAAAATCCTAAACTTTTACCAACCTCAATGGCGGCTCGTGTATTGTAAATACACTCAACTTGTTTTTTCTTTAGGAAATCTAATGCGGATTGAGCACATACTAATGATTTACCACTACCTGCTCTACCTGTAATTACTACGATTTGATTTTCAATTATTAACCTCTTTGCTTCCTTCTGTTCTTCATTTAACTGCAACGCATTAATAGACTTGATTTCACTTTTTCTCTCGCGATTAGGTTCTCTCATGTAACGTGTTTTGTTTCATATAAATATATAAAAAAACCCTACATTTCTGTAGGGTCTTTCAGTTTATTTTTTAAACTTAGAAACTAAATTTTTGATGTGTGGGCCTACCACTACACCAACTATTACACCTAACAAAAAATGCCAATGTAATAAAAACGCGAAATTTTCCATGTTTTAATGGGTTTTGAGTGAAAAAATACAAAACGCGCATTAGTTGGTACCGCGTATACATATGCAAAAAGAAGCCCGACCTTACGGGGTCGAGCTTCAATTTTAAGCCTTACGGGGCTAATGTATAGTGGAGTTAATACTAGATAGTATCTAAACCATGTACATAGATCTTACCATAATAGTCAGGACGGATCATTTTCTTCGCGTATCTAGTCATAAGACCTTTACGTGGAGTAAATGTGTTCGGATCGTACAATAATGGAGTCATGATCAATGGAACATATGGAGCGAATACAGCACCACACTCTAAGAACTGAGCACCTTTGTAACCCATTAAGATTACGTTCTCAGTCATGTAAGGGTTTTTGTAAACTTTGTAACGAGAGTTTAAAGAACCAACTTTTTGGATACCGAAGTTGAATTCCATTTTCTCACCATCACCATCAGAAGCAAATCCTGGGATTGATTCGATGATAGTAGCAACTGTTGGAGAACAAACCATAAAGTTTGCACCACCTCTTAAAGTTAATTGGTGAATCTTGTTAGAAACTTTTTGTAACTTAGTTCCTAATGTTTGATACCAACCACCTTGAGTGTTGTAGTATGCAGAGTTAGCAGTAGTAAAGTTAGTACCATTCCAAACGTTGTTGTTGTTAGCACTCCAGAAATCTACTGTGTAAGCGTTTTGGATTAACATATCCAAGATCTCTAAATCAATCTCCATAGAGATATATTGAGATAAGATACCAGTTAATTCAGCTTCAGCATCAACACTATGGTAAGCGTTTAAGTCTTGAGCGAATTCTGGAGTCCATTGTGCTTTCAATTTACGAGTCTTAGCAACGATTGCTTCAGATTTCAATTGAACATTGATTTCTGGGATAGCGATAGGCTGAGATTGAGATAATTGAGAGCTAGTAGAAGAACCAAAAGAATCTTCGAAATCACCACGTGCAGCTGGAGTAGTTACTTTGTTGTAATTTAAGATAGCTGAACCTGAAGTTGAACCAGTTGCAGAAACTGTTGGAGTACCTGAAGTAATGAATACTAAAGCACTACCACTAATAACTGTAAATTGTTGTAAAGTATTAGCATTTGTGAATACGTTGCTGCTTAATGTAAATGATCTAACACCGAAAGTATCGAATGAACCAGATACTGATTCGAATGTGTTACCATTTGCAGAGCCAGAAACGATTACTTTCTTTAATGAACCTGTAGCGTAAGCTGTATCGTAGTTAACATCAGCAGCTGTAACAGATGCAGTTGTGAATTGGATAGAAGCAGAAGCATAGTTTAAAGAATAACCAAAACGACCAGCTTCGTATAAAGAAGAAGTCAAGTTTGTTACGTTTGTGTTTGGATCAGCACCATATAATGATTCACCATCTGTTAAACCTGATTTAGTTGTACCATATTTGAAATCAAGATAAAATACTAGACCTGATGGTAAGTTCATTGGTTGAACGCTAACGAATTCTTTCGCTGCGATTTCACCAAATACACGACGAACTAATGGTAAAGCAACACCAGCCCAGTTCTCAGCGTTGTAGCCAGCACCAGATTGTGAGTTTGTTCCACCAGATACGTTACCTTCTGTAACTAATTGTTTTGCTTGGTTTTCAAGCAAGGTAGCCATGATATTCTTATCATTTTCACCTTTGATGCCTTCTAATAGACCAGATTTGGTCCATTTTCCAGACAATTTTTTAGCATCATCCATTACAACTTTGTATTGGTTTGAGCTTTCTAATAATTGTGATACGTTCATTTTAAACGAATTTTGTTTTTAAATTAATAATCTTATTTGATAATGTTTGCAAGTTTTTGCATACGAGCAATCACGTCATTTGATTCAACTATAGTATTTGCACTATTTTTAGGTGCAACACCAGCAGCTTTAGAAGCGAATCCGATTGACTCTTTAATAGATGACTTCTTAGAAGCACCTAATGCAGATGTTTGAATAGATTCAAATAATTCTTTAGCTTGAGCAGGTGTAGTTGCTTTGTCGAATGAAGCAATTACTTTTAATTTTTGAGATTCAGATAAGTTTTTAGCTTTGAAGATTTTATTAACGTACAATAACTTAGCATTTAATAAGTTTTGCTCGTGTAATTCATTACGTAATGCTTCGATTGTTTCAATCGCTTCTTTCATTTCGTCTTTTTCGTCTTCTTTTTTAGCTTCTTTCTTCTTAGCTTCGTACATAGCTTCGTCTTCTTCAGTTTTTTCTTCATCTAAAGCGTCTAATTCAGCTAATAATTCTTCTAAGTTGATTTCATCTTCTTCTCCACCAACTGGTTCTTCAGCGCCCATTTCTAAACCCATTTCTTCGCCATCCATTTCTGCTTCTTCGTCAGCTGGTGTTTCCATTTCTTCAGCTTCCATTTCAGATGAAATGATGTCTTTAATGATGTCTTTTAATTGGTCTACTGTTAAATCAGTGATTTTGTTTTCACCATCAGCTTCCATTTCTTCAGCAGGTTCTTCAGTAGGTTCCATTTCAGACTCTTCGTCTTCAACTTCTACTTCTTCACCAGCTTCTTCTTCTTCAGCTTCATCGATGTCTTTTTTAGCTTCATCAATTTCTTCTTTGTCTTCTTTTTTAGCTTCATCAATTGATTCTTCAGAATCTAATTCAGCTAAAATAGCAGATAAGTCAAAATCTTCTTCTAATTCTTCTTCGCTTTCTGACATAGCACCAGTCTTAATGTATTGACTTCTTACGTAATCAGTGTTTTTGCTTGCGTCGTTTGCAGAGATGTAATCTACTTCTTCAAGTTTCTCGTCTTCTTCATTCTCCATTTCCTGCAATTTTGCAGAAATCATTGATTGAAGTTTTGGAGCAAGAGCTTCTTCAAGAGCAGCTTTAGCATTTGCAAGAGCAGCTTCGCGTACTTGTTTAGCGTCAGCAATAGCTTCCTTAAACAAATCTTTGTTTGTACTCATTTTGTGTTTCTCCTTAAATTTAATTTTGGAAATAAGCTTATTGTAAAAAGCTTAATAGAATTGTTTGTAATACCTGAGTTGCAAAAAGATGGGCAACCCATTCTAGGTTACCCATAAATATATGTAGATACGTTAAAACGCGATTTTTTCTAGCAAAGAGGACAAGCTCCTGTTGTAGTACAGATAATTTCAGTAATTAAGCTATTAACTTTACTATAATCTGCAATAAGTTGTGCTTGCTTTCCTTCAGACAATTTCATATAAGCACCTGGAGTTGATGGTACTGATACTAAATCCCAACATAACAATTCAAAATCGTCTTGTACTTCAACTGTTTCGCCAATTTGTTGTACAGAACCCATACCGCGTGATGATATACCTAATGGAATACCTGCTGCTACGATTTCTTGTGCAATTTTACCTGATGGTGTGTTTAATAATTCTAATTCACCCATTAAATCATTACCTTCCCACCATATTTTTTTAATATTGTGTGATACGTTATTTAAGTTAACAATTGTAGATTCAGGATGATCTAATTCACCCATAGCGGTATTTGATGCTACAGCGGTTTCAGCATATTTTTTAGCTTCACGCTCTAATACTGCTTTAGGATAAACACGTCCGTTACCGTTTTTTACTTCTGATTCTTGTAATTTGCCCTTAATACGCATTCTACCACCTGATGCCATTTTAGCCTCAGATAAGGTTAATTTAGCAATGTGGAATGGTGTATGATCTATTAATAATTGTTTCATATTAGTTTACTTCGTTTTCTGCGTCTAAATTATCACGGCCATCAAAATATTCATCCATAACCATTGCCATGTCATCTATTTCTTGGTCGTCAGATTGCATTTCTTTTACTATTTCACGAACCATGTTTTTTAATTTTTCCATTGATTTACCCATATCAACACCTGGTCTCATTGTTGGTTTTGGAGCTTCTAAACCATCAATATCAATACTAGCGAAAAACATTCCTTTATTATATATTGCTTTAACTTTACC